CAAAAATTCTTTAAGAGGTAGTTATGGATAATATTCCTACAGTTTACGCAATAAAAAAAACTATAAATGGAGTTGATCTTTTAACGTTTGATTGCCCTAAATGTGGTAAAAAACATACGCACGGTTATGGAGAGGGCCACCGCACCTCCCATTGTGAAGATAGAAGTCTTTGGGAAAACGGTTACTACTTAAAAGAAACACAAAAGAGGTAACGATGGAACAGACTATTGAAAACTTTACTGGTACAAAAAACGTTGAGATTACTTCAATGTCCAGTCAAGGGGATGTTCAAGCAGGGATTGAGTTCATATATCATATGAGGGAACATTTATTGGACGTAGGAGTTGCCACTGTTTTTGCACTTACTGTGTATGGCTTGGTTTTATTTATGAAAGCGAAGATAAAATGATGAATAAAAGAAAAAAAGCTACTGTAAAGAAAGTTATAAAAGGTTTGAGCAAAGCCTCAAAGACTCATGCTAATCAAGCTAGAAAACTAAAGAAAGTTTTGAAAGGTAAGAAGTAATGAGTGAAGCGTTTAAAACACTACAAGAAAAGATTGGAGCCACACCTGACGGTGCGTTTGGCCCCAAAACTGCAAAAAAGATTTGTGACCACTATGCTTTGAATCCAGAGCGTGGGGCGCATTTTCTTGGGCAGCTTGTTCATGAGAGCGGTACGTTCAGATACACAGAAGAAAATCTGAACTACAGCAAGGAATCTGTACTAGCAGTGTTTGGCAAATATTTTAAGACAGAGAGTGATGCTGAAAGCTGTGCTAGAAACCCACAGGCATTAGCAGACCGTGTATACGGTGACAGGATGGGAAATGAGGGACAAGGATGGTTATACCGGGGCAGAGGTTTTCTCCAGTGCACGGGCAAAAAAAACTATTCTCAGTTTGCAGCGGACATGGATTTACCAGAGATTATGAAAGATCCTGACTTGGTTGCCACAAAATATCCTATGGAATCAGCTATATGGTTCTTTCACAGAAATAAACTGTGGGACATCTGTGACGAAGGTGTCAATGACGACGTTATAAAGACTATCACAAAAAGAGTGAATGGTGGGTATAATGGTTTGAAGCATCGTAGAGAAGAGACTAAGAAGATATATAAGTGGTTATCCTGAAGGAGGTTAAGATGGCAATACCAACACCAAAAGCGACACCGAAGACTTTACCGAAGAAGAAAAAGTTTTCAGGCATAACGGATGAAACAAAGAAATCTATTGAGGATGCTTTGTCAAATGCGATGTCAAATGACGAAAAAAATCCCACCTCTAAACGAAATACTTTAAAGGGGCGAAACAATACCCTCAAACGTAAAAAACGTAGTGAGGGGTTTTATCAAGGTGGTGATGTTCGTGTGAATCCTAAACGAGGAAAAACATTTTAATGGATCTTGTTGACTTATCAAAATATCTATATAAAAAATTAGAAGAGCGCGAAAAAGATATTGCGAGTGCTCTTTCTCACGGTTCAGTTAAGGACTGGGAGCAGTATAAAATGTCGGTGGGAGAGATACGGGGACTCTCTTTTGCTCGAGAGGAAATCAAGTCCCTGCTGGAGAAAAACGTAGACGATGTCGAAGACCTTATATCTTCCTGAACACGTTGCGCAGAAAATGAACAAAGAAAAGGAAGAGGCTAAGTCCTCTGACTCTTTGAATAGCGCATATGTTGACGCTAATGAACGGGTGTTAGATCCGTCCCTCTTAGACAAACCGTTACTTGAAAGACTCCCGCAACCAACTGGTTGGCGGGTTTTAGTTATGCCGTATCAGGGCAAAGCTAAGACTTCGAGTGGCTTATATATTCCTGATGAAGTTAGAGAGCGAGAAGCTGTTGCTACTGTTGTAGCATACGTGATGAAGCTTGGACCATTAGCTTACAAAGACCCTGCAAAGTTTGGGGAGGACAGTGAGCCGTGGTGTGAGGAGGGTCAATGGGTTTGTATTGGTCGTTACTCTGGTTCTCGATTCAAGATTGATGGCGGAGAAGTTCGTATAATCAATGATGATGAAGTCATTGCTACACTTCTTGAGCCTGATGATATTAAACATGTGTAAGGGGTAAATCATGGCAGAAGAAGCAGAAAAAGTAGAAGTAAAAACAGAAGAGCAGGAACAAGAGGTTACTATTGAATTGGAGGAGGAATCTCCAAAAGAAGAAGAAGTTGTTGAAGAAGTTTCTGCAAAAGAAGAACCTGTTGAGGAGGAGTCTCCAAAAGAAGAAGATGAACTCGACTCGTATAGTAAGGGTGTTCAGAGTCGCATAAAAAAACTGACTGAAAAGTATCGCCAAGAAGAACGAGACAAAGCAGAAGCTGTTCGTTTGTCTCAACAGCTTATTGAAGAAAACAAAAAACTCAAAACCAGAGTTCAGTCTTTAGACACTGGTTATCTCAATGAGTACAACAATAGGTTGGAGTCTCAATCTATTACGGCTAAACAGATGTACAAAGAAGCATATGAAGCCGGAGATGCTGATAAAATGGTAGAAGCTCAAGAGCTTCTTTCTAAAATAGCGGTTGAGAAACAGAGATACGAATCAGCCAAATCTAAAGTCGCACAAGAAGCTAAAGTGCAAACACAGAAAAAAGAACCAACGCCACAACCTCAAGCTGCACCACAGCAACAGGCGAAACCAGATCCAAGAGCACAAGACTGGGCTGAAAAGAACACATGGTTTGGAGAAGACAGGATCATGACTTCTGCGGCGTTTGCAATACATCAACAACTTGTCGAAGAAGAAGGGTTTGACCCGCAGACCGATGAGTACTATAGTGAAGTTGATAGTCGTATTCGAAACGAGTTTCCACACAAGTTTCAGACGGCTAAGAAATCGGGTGGAGCACAGGTCGCCGCTGCTGCTGCTTCAGCATCCCGCAGTACCGCAAAATCAGGGCGCAGGTCGGTCAAATTATCGCACTCACAAGTAGCTATTGCGAAAAAACTGGGCGTACCTCTTGAAGAATACGCCAAGTATGTAAAGGAGTAACAAAATGGCTGACAATGCAAGAACTTCGCGTAACAGCGTAACACGAGATAAAGAATCTCGCAGAAAACCATGGGCACCGCCCAGTCACCTTGAAGCACCAAAAGCCCCAACAGGTTTTGTGCATCGTTGGATTCGAATCGCTATGCGTGGTGAGGAGGACAAGATGAACGTCCACTCTAAACTACGTGAAGGATGGGAACCCGTCCGTGCCGAAGAGTATCCAAACTATGAAGCTCCTGTCATCGACGATGGCAAATATCAGGGAGTGATTGGACAAGGTGGACTGATGCTGTGTCGCATACCTGAAGAGACAGCGCATGAAAGAAACGAGTACTACGGGGGCCGAACCCGCGAACAAATGACTGCTGTGGATCAGGACTTGATGAAGGAACAACATCCTTCAATGCCTATTAGTAACAATAGGCAAAGTCGTGTAACCTTCGGAGGCTCAAAAAGAGACTCCGACTAATCATAAAGGATTGCTATTATGGCAAACACTAACGGTGCATTCGGACTTCGTCCGATTGGAGTAGTCGGTCAGGGCTACAACACCACTGGTGCGACCGAATATCGTATAGCAGCCGGAAACACTAACGCGATCTATCAAGGCTCTCCTGTAATCCCGCTATCAACTGGCTTTATTGACATTGTTGGCGCGGCTGCGGGTGGTACTGTGGGTCTTGTGGGTGTTTTCGCCGGTACTGAATACGTTTCGTCCACCACTGGTGAGAAAATATTTTCTAATTTCTGGCCTGGTTCTGGCGCGGATACTAATTTCCCCGTCAAAGCCTTTGTGTATGACAACCCATTACAATCATATGTCATTTGTTCAGATGGTACACTAACAAGTGAATCAACTGCTCAAGGACATGTGTTTGCTAATGCTAACTTTGCAACAGCTACTTCTGGTTCAACAACCACAGGTATCTCATCTGCTAAGTTGGCTGTCGGCACAATCGCCGTCACCGCAAATTTAAATCTGCGTATTATGGGTATTCAAGATGACCCTGAAAACTCAGACTTTACTGCTGCGGGTATTCCATTAATCGTTCGTTTAAACAACTCCTTCAATTCACCAAATGGTGCTATTGCAGGTGGTACTGTTTCAACGACTGGCGTATAAGGAGACTGACTTATGGCTATATCTCGCGCACAACTAGCGAAAGAGTTGGAACCAGGTCTCAACGCTTTGTTCGGTATGGAGTACGACAGGTACGAAAACCAACATGCAGAGATCTATACAACAGAATCTTCTGATCGAGCATTCGAAGAAGAAGTGATGTTGTCTGGTTTCGGAGCGGCACCGACTAAATCAGAAGGTGGCGCAATAAATTTTGACGACGCTAACGAAGCATACACTGCTCGTTACAACCACGAAACAATAGCGTTGGCATTCTCAATCACTGAGGAAGCTATCGAAGACAATCTTTATGATCGTCTTGGTTCACGTTATACTCGTGCGTTGGCTCGTTCAATGGCACATACCAAGCAGGTAAAAGCTGCATCTGTACTGAACACAGCGTTCACAGCGGGTGCGACTGCGGGTGGTGACGGTGTTGCACTTTGTGCGACTGATCACCCACTTACTTCAGGCGGTACATTTGCCAATGAACCTGCAACTGCTGCTGACTTGAATGAAACATCTCTTGAAGATGCTTTGATCAACATTGCAGGATTTGTTGATGAGCGTGGACTTAAAGTTGCACTACGTGGATTAAAACTAATTATTCCGCGTCAATTACAGTTCATTGCAGAACGTTTGATGGTATCCAACCTTCGTGTTGGTACAGCGGATAATGATACAAACGCACTAAGATCAATGGGTATGTTGCCAAACGGCTATGCTGTTAACGACTACCTAACAGATCCAGATGCGTTTTTTATCCTTACAGACGCTCCTCGTGGATTTATCCATTTTGAAAGAACTCCAATGTCAACTGGCATGGAAGCAGATTTCGATACGGGTAACATGCGCTATAAAGCTCGTGAGCGTTACAGCTTTGGCTTCAGCGATCCACGTTGTGTATTTGGTTCCCCTGGAGCCTAAGACATGATATAGGGGGTTTACCTCCGAGTATGATTGGGGCGACTTCGGTTGCCCCTTTCTTTTTGTTTAAAAGTAAGTTATTCTGTCACCATCCCTGACAGTTGCATGGGGCAACTGACAAACCCAAGACAGGAGATCAACATGGGTACAACAACTTTTTCTGGTCCTATTAAAGCAGGAACCATCAAAGAAACTACTGGCACAACAGTTGGCACAAACGTAAAAAACACAGGCCAAGTTGTGATGGCACAAACTCACTTAATTGACGTTTCTGGTGGAGCTATCGCTCAATCTGATACCAATGTGGTGCTTCCGGCAAAATCTCAAATCATTGATTGTGTTCTCGATGTTGTTTCAGCAATTGGAAACGCAGCCGCAGTTCTAAGTTTGGGAACTTCTGGCGGTAATGATAACACTATCCTAAATGGCTTTACATGTGCCACTGGTGGTGGAGCGATTGGTAGAAAATATCCTACTACTGAAGCAGGAGCGACTTTAGGGTGGTCTGACATAGGCGACGTTGACCTTCGTGTAACCGTTAAAACAACAGGTGCTTCAAACGCAGGATCAATTCGTTTCACTATTTTGTATCAACAAGCTAGTGATCTAAGCTAATAGGAGGGCACAATGGCTGCTTCTATTTTTGCAAAGACAGCTACGGCGACTGGCACACTACAGGGTGGTCGAACTAGACTAAAATCATTTTATGTAAAAACTGCGGGTAGCGGTTCTCCTGCGGTTGTGTTTAAAAACGGTAGTGGTGGCGCAACGCAATTATCTATGGTGTTTAATCAAAGTGATGACAATCAAATCACTCTTCCAGATCACGGTATGATCTTTAGTGATGAGTGTCATGTGACGCTTACTAATATTGACTCAATTACTGGATTCTTTGGGTAATACAATGGCAGAGCGCAAACGCGATAAGATGCCAAAAAGAAACAAGAAAAATTTCCGTCCCACTAAATCTGGGGCGGGGATGACTAAAGCAGGAGTTGCCGCTTATCGCCGTAAAAATCCAGGGTCTAAGCTAAAGACTGCTGTAACTGGTAAAGTAAAAAAGGGAAGTAAAGACGCAAAGAGACGCAAGTCTTTTTGTGCTCGATCTGCGGGTCAAATGAAGAAGTTTCCTAAAGCAGCTAAAGATCCTAACTCAAGACTAAGACAAGCAAGAAAGAGATGGAAATGTTGAATAAACAAGTAACCATAACTGTTGTAACAGCTTTTATCCTTGGTGTTGGAGGTGTTGGTTATAGTTGGGCTGATTGGGTCACAAAGACTTTGATTGCTGTAGACAAAAGAACAGAGGTTATGGCCTCACAAATTGATTTTATGAAAACGCAAATGGAGATACGGTATGGCAATGTCCAGGGCACAGATGCGACAGCAGATTTCGAAGCCGCCTCAAAAGAGTAGAGGCACCCCAAAAGGGTTGACGTATTACAAAAAAGGCGGAAAAGTTTCGTCTAAATCTAAAGGTAGTAAGATTTGCCCTGAAGGTAAGGCTTGGGCGAAAAGAACGTTTGACACATATCCTTCAGCGTATGCAAATTTGGCTGCATCGAAATATTGTAAAGATCCCAATTATGCTAAAAAGTCCAAAGGCGGTAAGCGAAAGGGCAAGTAAATGGGGGAACTGAAGAAATGGTTAGACCAGAAATGGGTAAGGATAGGAACAGATGGTAGTATCAAAGGTGAGTGCGGGACTTCGAAAGATAAGAAGAACCCTGACCGATGTCTTCCGGCAGCTAAAGCACGTTCTCTTTCTAAAAAGGATAGAGCAGCGACTGCAAAGAAAAAAAAGAAAGCAGGAAAAAAAGGAAGAACAGTCGTTAAAAACACCAAAAAAGCAGAAGTTAAAAACCTCAAAAACGGAGGTGAAATCCAAACAACCAAACCAAAAAGGCCGTTCAAGGGGAAGACCAAGAAAGGTACAGCAGTAGCAAAAGGATGTGGGGCTGTAATGGAGAATCGACGTAAACGCACACAAGGTGCAGTTAGACAATTTTGAAAGGAGGCTGATATGGCTATGAAGAAGAAAGGCTACCGAGGTGGTGGCAAAGTAGGAATGAAGAAGAAAGGCTACCGAGGTGGCGGTAAGGTCATGGGCATGAAGTCCAAGGGCATGAAGAACGGTGGTAAGGTTACAGGGAAGAAAATGACTGTAGCTCAACTTAAAGCCGCTGCTAAAAAAATGGGGTATAAAGTAACCAAAGCCTAATGCCCTATCTACAAAGTAACATCCCATACTTCAAATGTTGGGTTCGCCGTGAATACACTCACAACCACGAGAAGTACCACGGCGAATTTTTACATGCCATGGCAGTCTCCGTAACAACGATGCCAAACAGGTCACTTAGTTTTCAAGTTATCTTTACTGGTTGTGAAGCAGAGGGTGAAGAAGAAGATACTGTCCATGGTGGTGCAATGTGGGCAAGAATGCCAATAACTGCATTGGTTGCTGACATTCCACTAGAAGAGTGGCCTGAACCTATGGCAACACATGATGCGCAACCTTGGGACTGCTCTTCACATCATCATGCAGTATATACAATAGACAGAGCTACACCATGTCCTTGGTTGGCTAAGATAGATGGTCAGATGTTTCCCGCAAAGTATTTGTTTACCGTGGATTATACAGAAAGCGAGATTGCAGATGATCCGGCACAACATAAACAAAGCCATGTGATGCAGTTGTTAGATGCCGGAGAGTGGACGGGTAACACAGTCGCGTTACCGAATAATCGAGTAAGGGTTACACATCCTGCTTGGTTTGCAGTAGGTGAAGGGGCACCAGACTTTAGACCTTCACAACATATACACTATTCAAAAAGTGATTTAGACTATACACTAGATGTGAATAGAGTGTTTGATAATCTTTATAATGAGGAGCATGACGATGAAAAAGATTAATCCCGAAACACAACCAGGTTTAGCTGCCTTGAAACAAAAAAGCCCTGAAACCGTGAAGAAAATGGGTTATATGAAAAAAGGTGGTATGGTTAAAGGTTTTAAAAACGGTGGCGCAGTTACAGTGAAAACAAACCAGAAACCGCATATGAGTTGATGATATGACAACATCAGGATCAAGAGACTTTAACCTCGATGTAGCAGAGGTAATCGAAGAAGCATACGAAAGATGCGGACTAGAGGTTCGCACGGGCTACGATGCGAAGACGGCACGTAGGTCTATGAACCTGATGTTTGCTGACTGGGCTAATAGGGGTCTTAACCTGTGGACAGTTAAAGAGGCAAACTTTACTGTTACTCAAGGCACATCTTCTTATTCGTTAGCTGCTGATGTCGTTGACTTATTGGATGTTGTCGTAAGACGCGATAACACGGATTTTGAAATACAAAGAATAAGTCGTAGCGATTATGCAACACTTCCAAATAAATCAACTCAAGGTAGACCTAGTCAATACTACTTAGACAGGCAGATCACTCCTGTGGTGTATTTGTGGTCTACTCCTGAAAACTCTACGGATCAGGTTCGTTATTATTATATACGAAGGATAGAAGATGCTGACGCTCTTGTTAATACTACTGACATGCCTTTTCGTTTTTATCCTTGTATGGTGGCGGGGTTAGCCTACTACCTGTCAATGAAACGAGCACCAGATCGTATTCAGATGTTGAAGACTGTGTATGAAGAAGAATTTCAACGTGCAGCAGATGAGGATCAAGGTCGAACACCTTTGAAGTTGCAGCCTAGTTTGAGCTATCTGAGGGTGTAATGGCATACGCTAGTGGTAGAAATGCTTATGGTATATCGGATCGGTCAGGTCGTCGTTACCGTCTTCGTGAGATGAAGACGGAGTGGACTGGCGCAAAGGTCGGTCCTGATGAGTTTGAATCAAAGCATCCACAATTGTTTCCGCCAAGAGCGTTTCCAGATCCACAAGCACTACGTGATCCACGTCCAGAAAGCGAGTTGCCAGAACAAAGATCCATTCAACACGGATATAATCCTGTTGGATTTAGAGACATACCAGGTGTAACACCACCAAATAACTTAGTTGCAGATGGAGAAGTAGGAATTGTAACAATAACTACGTCAGACTCTGGTAATGATAATATTACACCATCTGGAGTAAGTGCAAATGCTTCTGTGGGATCTGTTACAGTTAATCCTACTGCAACTGCTGCAAGTTTTGATAGCACGTCTGTGACTTTAGACTCTACCACAGATACATTTGATGAGGGATAAAACATGGCTTTACAAAGTGTAGGAATAGGAAGCAATGCAAACGATGGGAACGGTGATACCCTTCGAGCAGGTGCAACTAAGATAAACGCAAACTTTACAGAAATATATGCAGCTCTTGGAAATGGCACAACTTTAACGGACATAATAGATAACAACGGAGTTATAGATGTAAGTTCTGGCGCAAATAAAATTGTATTTTATTACGCGGCTTTAAGTGATTTACCAAGTGCCGCCACATATCATGGCGCAGTAGCTCATGTTCACGCCACTGGAGGACTATACTTTGCGCACGGCGGAGCGTGGGTTCGAGTAAACGATGAAACGACTGGCCCTGTAACTAAATATGTAGCAGGCACAAACGGTTCATCTGCGTATACATTTAGTGGTCCTGGTGCCACGTCTGGAGATAATCCAAACTTTACTTTTTACAAAGGGCATACTTATCTGATAGACAATACGTCCAATGTGGGAAGTCATCCTTTACAAATTAGAACGTCTGCGGGAGGCTCTGCGTTTACTACAGGGGTTACAGAAAACTTTAATTCTACTACGGGATTAACACAATTCATTGTCCCACATGAGCCTAGTGACACATCTTTGGTGTATCAATGCACAAATCATGGTAGTATGGTAGGAAATATAACAATAGTGTGATGACATGAGCTTTACATATTTACAACTTAAAGATGCTATAAAAGCCTACACAGAATATGAAGAGACAAGCTTTGTAAACAACATACCATTGTTTATTCGTTTATCTGAAGAACGTATTCTTAAAAACGTACAACTCAGTTTGTTTCGTAAAAACGCAACGGCACAAACAACTAGTGGTATACAATATATCAAAGTCCCCTCTGATTTTTTGGCACCTTTTTCTATGAGTATGACTGGAGCAAATGGTGATAAGTTTTTTTTAGACTTTAAAGATCCTAGTTTTGTACAAGAATACACACCAGACCCGACCACAACAGGATTACCAAGATACTACTGTGTTTTTGATGTTAGTAATTTTTTAATGGCACCGACACCAAACGCTGCTTTTACCGCAGAACTTCATTATTTTTATAGACCTCAAAGTATTACAGAGTTGTCTGATAGCGGTACAACTTGGCTTAGTGAAAACGCAGAAATGGCTTTGTTGTATGGCGCACTTATTGAAGCATACATTTACATGAAGGGTGAACAAGATGTCATGGCAATGTATAATAAACGTTTTCAAGAATCTTTAATTGGTATTAAAATGCTTGGCGAAGCAAAAGAAACAACAGATGAATATCGACGAGGTAAGGTTCTTAGGGAGAAAACATAATGTTTAAAATAGATGTAAGCGTTCCTAAAGATGAGTCTTTAGTTCAAGTTAATACAACTCATAACAGGGGTCTTACCCCTGACGAATTGTCTGCACAATGCGTGGAAAAAATTATCGCAGTGTCAGACTCAGCGCATCCAGCAATCAGGGATCAGGCTCGTGCCTTCTCTAAGCATCTGGAGAAATTGGTGGCCTACTATATGAGGCAAGCTATTCACAGTGACCGTACAACTGTGTATAATACCCTCAAGGACGCAGGTCATCCTGAACTAGCCGAGCTTATAAGGAGAATGTAAAATGGCATTTAGCGGCAACTTTATGTGTACATCGTTCAAGAAAGAACTGATGACTGCAACACACAACTTTACCAACTCAAGTGGTAATACTTTCAAACTAGCTTTGTATGATAACAGTGCTTCTTTCAACGCAGCGACTACAGCGTATACTACTTCTAACGAGGTATCAAACTCTGGAACGTATTCTGCGGGTGGCGGGACTCTTACAAACGTAACACCAACAACATCAGGAACCACAGCTTTGACTGACTTTGCAGATCTGACGTTTACATCTGCAACGATTACTGCTCGTGGCGCACTGATTTACAATGACTCTGCTTCTAACGATGCAAGTGTAGTTGTTCTTGATTTTGGCTCTAACAAGTCATCAACTTCTGGGGACTTTCAGATTGTGTTCCCAACACCTGACGCAAGTAACGCAATTATTCGTATTGCTTAACAACTAAGTTTGGAGTGCCGCTATGGTAAAACTGGTCAATCGTGCCAAGATGACAACCGCTACTACGGGTACTGGCACAATCACATTGGGTTCAGCGGTTGACGGT